AGTATTCTCAATCTGTAAAAAGACGTATCGATAAGCTTACACGTAAAATGCGCGAAGCAGAGAGACGTGAACAAGCAGCAATTGAATACGCAAAAAATGTAAATAATAAATATAAAGAAGCTCTTGAAACAGGTAATCAAAAAGATGATGTGTCTATACAATCAAGAGAAAACGCTGCAACAACAAGAGAAGAATTTGCAAAAAGAGCTTTAGAAGCCGCTATTCAAGCACAGGATGTTGAAAAACAAGTCGCTGCTCAACAGGAACTTGGTAAATTAGCTATTGAAAAAGAAAAAATATCTTTAGCTAAAGCTAGAAGAGAAGCTGCAAAAGGTAGACCTGTAGAAGGCGAACCTATGCCAGAAATTTTAACACAAAATCAACCTTCTCCTGATCAAAGACCTCCATCTGATCCAAAAGCATTAGCATGGCAACAAAAAAATTCATGGTTCGGTCAAGATAGAATTATGACTTACGCCGCAATGGGTTTACATGAAGAATTAGTAGAAGAAGGATTTGACGCAACGTCAGATGAGTATTATACTGAAGTTGATCGTAGAATACGAGAAAAGTTTCCCCAAATAGATGGGGCGAAGCCTAAGCCAACTCAAAGAGTTGCCTCGGCTGTAAGAACAACGGCATCAGGCCGCCGCACTGTGAAACTCACACCCTCACAGGTAGCTATCGCAAAAAAACTTGGTGTGCCACTTGAAGAGTACGCAAAACACGTGAAGGAGGCGTAAATGACTGAGACAAAAATAAACAAAACCTCACGCAAATTAGAAACCCGTGAAAAGGATGTTCGCAAGAGGGGATGGGTTCCTCCAAGCAACTTAGAAGCACCTGAACCACCAGAAGGTTTTCACCATCGGTGGGTAAGAGCTGAATATCGTGGCATGGCTGATGAAAAAAATATCATTGGTAGACTACGAAGTGGGTATGAATTTGTAAAATCAGATGAGTATCCCGATAGAATGGATTTACCTTCTATCGCAGACGGCAAATACAAAGGTGTCATAGGCATAGGCGGATTATTGCTGATGAGGTGTCCTGCGGAAGTTAAAGAAGACAGAGATGAATATTTCCGATCTTTAACCGACCAGAATACTAAAGCAGTTGAAAATGATCTACATAAACAGGAGCATCCAGCGATGCCAATCCATCAGGAAAGGCAAAGCAGAGTAACTTTTGGAGGCAAAAAATCTTAATGAGTAAGGTTCATGTCTCTAAAAAAGTAATAGGAGACTGATATGGCTAATATAGATGCCGCTTTCGGTTTACGTCCAATTGCTAAAGTGGGTTCCGCTCCTGGTGGAACTACTGGAACAACTAAATACTCTATAGGTGACAACCAAAGTACTGCGATATTCACTGGCGACCCCGTTAAATACAAAAACGATGGTACAGTTGAAGTAGCTACTGCGAGTGACGCTCTTTTAGGTGTATTTTTAGGCTGTTTTTATACAGATCCAAGCACTTTAAAACCGACGTTCCGAAATTTTTTCCCAGCTTCGACATCACCTGGTGATGCGATAGCTTTCGTTTGCGACGACCCAGATCAATTGTATGTTGCACAGCAAGATTCAGTTGGCGCTAATGCAGTTGCCGCAAACCTTAACGAAAACGCAAATCTCGTTTTCGGCGCTGGAAGTACCACTACGGGTATTTCTGGAGTAGAAATAGATTCTAGTACCTTAAATACTACTGCAACTCATCAAGTGAGATTGATTGATTTTTATGATACACCAAGTAACGACGCGACAGCGAACAACAGTGAATTGGTTATCAAAATTAATAACTCTGTTATGAATGGCGGTACAGGTACTGCAGGCGTATAATAGGAGGGTATTATGGCTATTAATAGAGCCCAACTGGCGAAAGAGCTAGAACCAGGCCTAAACGCCTTGTTCGGAATGGAGTATTCTCGTTATGAGAACGAGCATGCAGAAATATTTGACAATGAAACAAGTGACAGAGCTTTTGAAGAAGAAGTAATGTTAGTTGGATTCGGCGAAGCTGCTGTAAAGCAAGAAGGTTCCGCTGTACAATTTGATACAGCTCAAGAATCTTTTACTGCTAGATACACTCACGAAACTGTTGCATTAGCATTTAGTTTGACTGAGGAAGCTGTCGAAGACAACTTGTACGATACTTTATCGGCTCGTTACACAAAATCATTGGCACGTTCAATGGCATACACAAAGCAAGTAAAAGCTGCGAACATTTTAAATAATGCATTCGCAACTGCTGGCGGAGATGGTGTTTCTTTAGTAAACACTGCTCACCCAACTGCTTTAGGTGGAACTTTCTCAAACAGAAGTTCAACTGATGCTGACTTGAACGAAACCTCATTAGAGCAAGCAATGATTGATATTGCAGGCTTTATCGACGAAAGAGGGCTAAAAGTTGCAATGCAGGGAAGAAAATTAATCATCCCAGTAAACATTCAATTTGTAGCTGATAGAATTTTAAATTCTACTCAAAGAGTTGGTACGTCTGACAATGATATCAACGCACTCAGAAACATGGGTATGTTACCAGATGGTTATACAATTAACCATTATCTGTCTGATACAGATGCATACTTCATTAAAACTGATGCTCCTAATGGATTCAAACACTTCACAAGAGCTGCCCTTGCTACTGGCATGGAAGGCGATTTTGATACAGGAAACATGAGATACAAAGCAAGAGAGAGATACAGCTTTGGTTTCTCAGATCCTAGATGTGTATACGGATCTCAAGGTTCATAAGAATTAACTAAATCTTTCTTAGGTGAAGAAGGCGCTTGTAAGAGCGCCTTTTTTATTTTACAATACTTATCCCAAGACTTAACAAGACAACTAAAAGGAGGTTGACATGGGAACAACGACATTTTCAGGACCAGTCAAAGCTGGTACTATAAGAGAAGGAGCAAGTGTTAATACAGGGTTTGTATTAATGGCTCAATCAGCAGTAATTGATATTATCGGTGCAACTAACACATCGACAATTGGAATAATTCCTGCAAACTCACAAATTGTAGATGTAGTATTAAACGTTACAACTGTTTCTAACGATACTGGGACTGCTACCGTTCAAGTTGGACACGCAGGTGATACTGATGAGTATTTACCAGCTACTAACGTAAAAGCTTTAGCTACAACTAGAGGTACTATACAAACTGATGGTACAGACATTGGTGCATCGGATCAAACTGTAACTGCAACTTACACAGCAGGCAACGGTGATGGTACTACAGGTGCTGCTACTGTAACAGTTCTTTATCTACAAAATAATAACTTATCGTAATGTACGGTATAAAGAATAAACAGTTAACTTCTAGTGGACAAGTAACAACAAAAGTTACTGCGGGTACTAATACTCTTAGTGCTCCAGCTAGAGTGCTTCAATTAAGTATTAGATGTGGAGCCACTTTAGGAAGAGTGGATCTAATAGATAATGGCGCAGGTGGAACTGTAAAATATACTGTACCTACTCCTGCAATTGGTGCTGGTGAAGATGAAGTAATGACAATAAGTTTTCCTGATGAGGGAATCAGATTTGAAACTGATTTATATTGTTTCTTTAATCAAGCTACACATGTAGAAGTATTATATGGCTGATAAGCAACCGCGTAGAAATAAAAAGAATTTCCGCCCTACTGAAAAGGGGGCGGGAATGACTAGAGCGGGAGTTAAAAAGTATAGAGCGATGAACCCTGGTTCTAAATTAAAAACAGCAGTTACAGGTAAAGTTAAAAAAGGATCTAAAGCTGCAAAGCGTAGAAAATCCTATTGTGCAAGAAGTGCAGGACAAATGAAACAATTTCCAAAAGCTGCAAAAGATCCAAATTCAAGATTACGTCAAGCTAGAAAACGTTGGAAATGTTAAAACCATCAATAATAGGTATTGTCCTTGCAACGATATTAATATTTTTTTTAAACAGTATGATGAACTCAGCATTGGGTGCAGAAACAAACACAGTAAGTTCAACGGTGGTGACGGATAAATCGGTACCAACCGCAAGTGCACCAAGTG